GCCCCTCTGGACAAGCAGGGTGGAGAGTACAAGATGAGGTCTTACCTCACTGGCATTCCTAGTCAGTTGATTCCGTACAACGCAGCTCTCAGAGAAGAGACGAACAAGGAAGTTCCGTATGTAACACACACTCTCGACAAGTCTGGAGCACAGGAAGCTGTCAACAAAGTCAAGGCTATTCTCCCTTGGGAGGCAGGTACTTTGCCTGCACGTCTTGACGTCTACGGTCGTCCTATACCTTCTCGCTCAGGACCTTTCAAAATACAACCTGTCGAACAGGACCCAGCTATTCAAGAAGTCAATCGTCTTTCGACGTTGGCTAACAAGAAGATGGTGCTTCCTGCAGGCAAGACTTACACTGCGTACGATGACGACGACGTCGCCCAGAAGGTTACGTTTACGCCAGAGCAGCTTAGGTCGTACCAAGAAAAGTCGGGTGATTATTTCCGTCGTGACTTTGCTCAAGAGATTCAATCTCCAGAGTATCAGAGTATGTCGGATACAGATAAGATAGCAAGGCTGAAAGAAGTCCTCAAAGCTCAAAGAGAAAATGCCCGTGACGAGGTACTTGATGCCACAGCACCGGCAGTCTCTCAAGGTTTTGTTCCTGACAATCAGTTCATACCAGACAAGAAAGCCCGTTAATGAGCGAGACCTATCTAACTTTGCCAGAGAGACTAGCTATTCTAGAGACTAAAGTGGAACATCTTTCCGCCCAGAACGAAGACATCAAGGAAAAGCTAGATGCCCTCCTTGCGTTCAAGCATAAAGGATTAGGGGCTCTCTCTCTTATTACAGCAATCCTTGGTACTTCAATCATTGGTGGTGTCTATACAGTGATTGAATACTTCAAGCTTGCACACTAATCATATTATAAAAAATCCCTCCTCAGCAATTAAGCCGGGGAGGGTTTCTTTTTGTCTAATCAGTTCGCATTGGCGTCTGCCTGTGAAGGGTCCTTAGGCTCTTGACCTAGAGGGTCATTTGGGTCCTTCATCTTCTCGTACGTACGCAAGGCGGCTAGTGGGGCAAAGGCTAAGATCAATACCGAAAGTTCCCTCAGGGAAACTCCAGTCTTGTTTAGGATAGGAATGAGGATGGTGTTTGCCGCCATCGCTCCTATCACCGTTGCGTATCCCACAGGTCGCCACCACTTGTTGACGAAACAGAGAGCTATCTCGTTTAGAGATTCTAGGGCTGCTGTCACTTTCATACGTCATACTTCTCCAGTCCAGAGCCTCTCATGATCTGTACAAGCTTTACTCCGTACAGAGGGTCAGTGGCGTAGACACCAGTGAGTGCGTGAGCAAAAGCTTCTGGATGCTCTACCAGGGCCATCGCATTGTGGTAGGCAGGGTGTGTAGCAAGGAGCTGACCATGGAAGTCGAAGGCGTCTTCATACCCTGTGAAGTCTTTGAACTTTGCAGTCGTCAAGACATACCGACCGTTGATGTACTCGTGAGTAGGTACTTCTGTGTACGGACCCTGCCCGTCCCATTTGTTGCCGAAGAAGTTAAACTTCCCTGTAACCTTCGTACCCCATGCACTTTCCAGACCAAACTGGGCTAGAGTTACAGAGGCAGGGACGAGCCACTTCCTTCGTACGGCGATAGCTGCATCAGTTATCTGTTGGGCTAGTTGTACCAACTGACTCCTCCTTCTGTATGGTTAGCAGAGATTGATAATAGGCTTGCCATCCCTTGACAAGATCGGTGTTGGTGACACAAATCTCTCTATCCGTTTCTTCCTGCTGAGTTAGCGGGACGAGTTGACTGGACCCACTGGCAAGAGGTTGGTCGGGTTTGGTTGAAACGACGGTTCCCTCACTGGGTCCGACAGCTCCTTGGGAGGAGGCGGCAGGTTGGGGCAAATAGATGATCCGACTCTTGCTCCGCAGGCTGGCAATGTCAGAAGCAATGGTGCCAGTAGTGACAGCCTGAGAAGATTGTACTGCTTTTGCATCTCGGTTCTCCGTGATAGTTTTATGTATGACAGCGGCTGTGTTGACAGCTTTGGTTGTAGTGACATAGCTTGTAGCTACCTTGGCTTCGTGTGTTCCGTACCAGAGCAAGGTCCCGTTACCAACCAGAGAGAGCGCAAGCGCTCCCCCTAGTACGGCAGTGAGATTACTTTGGATCGGAGATAGAAAAGAAAGAATCCCCATCTTTATGCTCCTTTTGGAATGTCTCTAAGGTGTCTTCATACCATTCCCAGTCATCGACTCCTGCGGCATGAAGAGCCTGTAGGAAGCGGGAATCTTCAATCAATTCCTGCAACTCAGTAAGAGGAATGGTGGCAAAGATTTCGCTCTCGTCTGCCATCGGGTAAATATATTCATCTTCAGTCATCAGGGTTTCCAATCGATACAATATCACACTGACCGGCAAAACAAGACAGTTCCTGTGATCCCGTCGTGCTATCCACCTTCTCGTAGAAGGAAAGATCGTCCCAGTTAATCACTGGCATAGGATGGGCTTCAACCCAAGCATTCCAGTCTTCTTCACTCAACTCTTGGTACGGAGCTTGCTTGTACGTCCCCCCGTCATACGGAAGGAATGATACACCCGAAAGGTTCTCGAAGTTTTCGTACACCCAGGCTCCTACTTCCATCCACTCTCCCTCTTTTACGTAGACGGTTGCGGAGGGCTTATGTTCGCACCAATGACGTTGGAGGGTGTCCCAGACTTCAAGACTTCCAGTAGCCGATATTTGCTCACGCTTAACGCTAGCTGCGGGAGACTTTTTAGCGAAGTAAAAGATTGTAGTGCTATCTGGCTTGAACGCACACGGTTCATAGTATACTCCTGCCTCCTTAAGGAAGGTTGTCATCGGGTCTTTGTTGTCGGCACGAACAGTACGAAGGTAGTAGTCACTGTGACGAGCGTGAAGCCCAGAGCTGCTATCCACCAGTTGAGAGACAGTGCCACTTGGCTTGACGCAAGTGATAGCAGTAGACTGAGGAATACCAATCTTCTCAGCCCACTCTTTATTTGTATCGATAGCTACTTTACGGAGATGTTCAAGAAGAGAGGGGTCAAGAATGAGAGAGGGGTTATCAAGAACTCCTGTAAGGGATACACCAAGAAGACGTTCTTCGTTACAGTTATCTGCCCAAATCTTACGGATATACTTGAAGTTTGTAAAGGTACTCTGGACAGTACCAAGGATTGTAGCAAGTCTTACTTTATTCTCTAGAGTCTTCCATGTATCGTCAGGTCGTACAACCAGTTCGGACAGGTTACACATCTGGTATGGGCGAAGCAATATCTCGGAACAGGGGTTGCAACCAAACTCATGGTCGATGTTTCGACGACCATTACGTCCAGCTATTCTCTTAGCTGCATACCTAGAAAAGAAGCCTCTCTCGCCTGACTTGCTATCATAGAGAGCTTTCCACTCCTTCATAAAGAAGCCGACGTCTGGTTGCTTAGTTGTATAGACTGCAGAGTTATTAGCAAGGGCACGATGCCCTGCATCAACCCACCAAGCTCCTGTCTTTGCCGTACGAAGACGTTCGTCATCGGCATCACTAAGACTGATAAGAGCTGATCGACGTACACCACCTACGACTACTACATCGGCGATCTTGCACATCAAGTCATGGCATTCTAGTGAACTGAGTTGCCGTCCGGCTGCACCACGAAAGAGGCGGACAGTGAATCCAAAAAGGTCAACCAAAGGTTCGGGTCCGCTAGCACGGCCACCAAAGGTCCTAAGTCTTTCGCCTGCACCTCGTACTCGACTGACGTCCCATTTGGGAAGCTGACCTGCATACAAAAGGGCGATGAGTTCTCTGAGGGCTCGTGCCCAACCTTCCTTTGAATCTGCAACATGTATGACGCTAGAGGTTTCCTCGAAGGTTTCTGAGACTGTTGGGAGTTTGTGGACATACATTTTCTCTACTGAATAGCCGACACCAGTGCCGCACATAAGGATATAAAGGATTTCATCGAACACACGAGGATTGTCTACAGGGGCGTAGCAACAGTTGTAGGCACAGATGTCGTTACGATCCATAGCGGGACCTGCTGTAGCCAAGGCCCTCATACTTGGTACAACAGAGAGGTTGTGGATTGCCTCGTATACTTCTTCTGCTACTTCTTCGAACTGAGGGACACGACTGACGTAGTAGTTAATCAGACGGCTGACAGTTTCTGGCCAGGTTTCTCTTCGGCCTTTCTCTTCGATCCACTTCACGTATCGGGATACTGCGATAAATTTCTCATAGTCAGAAGGAAAAGGATTAGGTAGTTCAGGAAATTTAATCGTCAATGAAATCATCCTTTATTGATTGTCTGTATGCCTGCTGCTCTTTAGTCAACTTAGGAAAACGGGGATCAAGTCCCCGCCATAGCCGCCTCACCCTGCGACGATCCTTGTTCTCGTACTTGTTCATTCCGTTCATTTGTACGGCCTTCTGTCAACTCTTTGTATCGCTCAAGGAAGAGAGTCTCAGCCACGGATGGAGAGAATCCCACAGGCTTAACGCTACGAACAGCACGTAGGTTAGTATGCCATAGATCATCTTTGCCGGGGGCGATGTGCTGTCGTTCTGCGTGGTACATCCTCTTATCTGCCTGATGGACTTCAAGGGAGTGCAACTTCCACGGGCTGAGATTGAACTTCTTGGCAATGCTAGCCATGGTTGCATCTTCTAGTGCCCTATATTCAGGCAGAAGTTTCTTCAGAGGTGAGGAAACGTCCCCAAGAAAAGCTTCGGCGGCGTCATGGAAGAGACCTTCAAGAGCGAACTTCTTCGGCACCGCCAGAGAAACAAGGACAGAATGCTCAGCAACAGAATAGAAACGATTGACATGACCAGTATATCTACACAGATTAGATAGAGCATGAGCAATGGTAGCAACAGTATATACCGAACTATCAGGATCAAGAAAGTCAAAGTACTCTCCGTCGTACACAGAGATGCATGAAGGGGTTTGTTCCATCAGTATTCTCCGTCTAGTAGACTATCAGGATCATGATCTTTCCACCACTGGTCACAAGAAAAACAATCACCTCCTGTTTTGATATACTCGTCTAACTCGATAGTCTTACCACAAGTTTCACACCAACGTTCTTCTGTCATGATTTACTTCCAAGGTTCGTCAGAGATATGTAGGTTCTTTTCGCGAAGGAGAAACTCTAGGCGAGCGAGGGCACCCCAGGCGACATGAGCTGCGTGAAGGATTCCCGAATCATTATCCCAAGGACTTTCCGCTGACTCGGCGACAAGGTGGCGAACCATCGCATCACTATACCGTTCAAACCCTTCGGGTACTGTGGACCATCCCTTCCAGGAATATTTAGCTGCTCCAAAAGTTGAAACAGTAGCAACCGCCCGCAATGCTCCGGGGAAGTAGTCAATGGCCCCTCGCCAGAGGCAGGGCTTGCCTGCATCAAGTTTGGCTCCACTTGCCTTGGGATCGATTCCGTAGGGGTCTCTTTCTCCGTTTCCAAGGGGCTTGTCTCCGTCTCCTTTGTAGGAGGCTGGTTCTGAAAGATAGGGCTGGCACTTCTCGGTCCCGGACCCGATGGCTTTGCTTTGTACGCCATTACTCTTCACCTTCTGTTGTACCAGAGATTGGTGTATCTGTTCCGTCTGCATGATAATATACCTCTTGATCTGAACCAAGCCAGAAATAGAACTTGGAAGGGTCAACAAAATGCATTTCTTTAAAAGGGTTCTCGTTCTTCGTCATTAGAGTCTTCAATCCTCAAATCCTCTTTGATGTCGTCAAGTTTATCGAGAATGTCTTCCTCGAAATAATAGATGATGTCTCGTACAGAGAGTGAAAGAAGTTCGGCTAACTCCCACCCTTCATACCTATCTGCAAGTGCCTGCTTGATACCTTCAGGGAGTTGCTCTTCGTTCATGATACTCATTACACCTTATACTTTACTACGTTTGCCGTCTTGCCAAGAACCACACGACTGACAATGAAGACGTTGAATTTTAAAAGACTTTGTACGGCGATAGCCGCGTGACTGTACTTTGTTGGAACCACAGGCACCGCAGGCGTGAGCTTCAGAACCGATGTGGGGATGGTTTGTGATGTAAGGTCGGATCAAGAGATAGAGCTTTACAGTAAGGAGGACGTCACCGATGCAATAGTTTTGCATTCTCGACTGGGCAGCTTTGTCACCCTCCATCACCTTTGTCCAGAGAGAGAAGCCTTCGTGTTTAACTTTGTCACCAAGACCAAGGAACGGCCCGATGAATTCAAGCTTGCCACTCTGGAACCCCAACTTTTTCACAGTCTTGTACAGATCGATTGAAGTCAGAGGAGGTAGAGGAGGAAAACCTTCAAGGAGAAACTCTCCTCTCAGTTTTGTAAGATCGAACTTATCCCCGTTGTACGTAATGACGGCGTCGGCTTCAGCCATCAGCTCATATATACCTGCAAGCATTGCCGTACGCCCACCAGGTAGCCAGTCAGCGAAGAAGTATGCCTTGTCTTCTCCAACCCAAGTGGCGGCTACACAGATGATACGAGAGACTTCTACGATCTGGTTGACTGCGACGTTGACGTCAAACAACTTCCAGGCATAGACAACTGCGGGTTTAGTTTCAATGTCCAATACTAGGACCTTAGGTTCAGCCATAAAAATAATGCTTTCCAATTTGTTTTATGAAACGACGTCCATGCCATTTGCCGGGATAGTTACGGAAGTACGTAGCTCCTCCAGTACTGTCTGGGCGTTCGACATCAACAGAGAAATCCTTCGGAGGTCTGCTAGATCGAAACTGCCCTCGCTTTCGGACAACTTCGCAAGTCGATGAGCCTGTCCTAGCTGATCTGTTAAGTATGACAGAAGATACTGCTGCTCTTCCTTCACGAGACTCTCCTCTTGCTTCGGCATACACAGCCGACTTAAGACACATCAATGCCGCGAGTGTTAGTTTTAACAACCTTCTTCTTTCTTTTGCGGCGACGTACAGGAGATGGAATAAATAGTCCGGTATGCCTGTCGACATACTCTGCCATCTTCCTCAGTAAGTCTCCGTCTCGATGACGACCTATAACTCTATGGTTATGAAAAGAGCAAAGGATACCTCTGATCTCGCCTGTTACGTGGTCGTGATCTACTGCAAGATTTTTACCCTCTTGCTCGGGTGTTTTACCACAGATGAAGCAACCCCCACCTTGGTCAGCCAGTAGCTGGTCATACTGTTCGACAGTGATGCCAAACTTTGTACGAAGATGGGAGGCTCTAGTCATTCATCCCCATTGTTCTGCCATAGCGTCGGCTATGCCTTGAAAGGTTAAACTACGGGCCGCTGCCCTTTCAGATTGTGGCAGGCAACTCGTCTCGTAGAACCATCGGGACATCTTCTTGCCACTCGAAAAGATGAATTGATCCTCCACAGTCACTATACAACTGGGCTGCAAAAGCGGCAAACCTTTTAGCCACAGCCCTGTCTTTTTCGTCACGGGGTGTCCATGCTCCCAAGGCTGTACGTATTGGTCGGGGCGGCGAATCGCAGTACTTACAACCCCGACAGGGTTCTCTACACATATCTTCGGGCATGGGTTCTCCAAGAAAAGTCGGAAGAATTCTATCGCTTCCATTCTAGAAATGGTTCCAGCATAATGCCGATTACCTGTGACGCAAAGAGCAGTGCAAGGCGGATGAGCAATTATCAAATCCCAAACATAAGGGTAAACAAGTTTCTCTCTAACATCACACTGAAAATGCCGATCAGAACCTGCCAAGTCAGGGAGAATATCACAAGAAAAAGCGTCATGTCCTTTAGCCAAGAAGGCATCTCTTACTACTCCTGAAAACTCACAAGCTACTAAAACTTTCATGTCACTTCATACACACGAGGTGTCTCCACGACTTTGGTGAGATACTTAGGTCCCGTGGAATAGATGAAGGTACGGAGACCGGGCCAGCACTCCCTCTTGTATGCACAGTATGAACATTCAGTTCCGAGAGAACGATTACCTGACTTACCTTCTGGCTTGTCTGGATAGCATCGTACAGGAGGAGTATCTAGAGAGATGACTTCTCTGAGATGTTCGATACGTGGTCCGGGAGGATGGTCTTGTACGATTGAAGTCGAGAGGTCCATCACGGTTATGTCGCCGTTGACTTTGTTAACTGCAAGGAAAGCCCCGGCCTCGCCAGGAGTTTCTTCATTTACGTATCCTGAAAGCTGCTGTACATAGCCGAAGGAGTCTTTCTCCAAGAGAGAGTGATCTTTGAATTTCTGAAAGCCATGAGGGCTAGCAGACTTAACATCGACGACAACGCCATCGATCTTACAGTCGATGTGGCCTTTAACTCCAAGGCATGACACCTCTTTTTGTTCGTCTGTGATTTCATGTCCTGCCTCCTTGGCAAGAAAGATAATGAGAGCCTCGATGACATGGCCGTACAAGAACTTGAAGTAAGTCTTGTCGGTCAGTTCTTCTTTTGGATAGCCGTGAGCTTCGTACCAAAGCTGTCTGTCGGGTTTGCCAAGTGCCGAGAAACGGAGATAGAAATCTCTGGGCTCACGCAAGGCGAGGCCAGTTCTGATTGCTGACTTGAGAGTTTCAGTGAAGTACTCGAGGTTGTCTTCATTGACGACATGACCTTGGTTAGGATCGAACAACTGGAAGATGTCAGCTACAAGGGTGTCAAGCGATTTCGTCAACAGCTTCTTCCTTTACTTCTGTAGGAGAAGGAGGGTTCGAACCCGGCCCTGTCCTACCAAATACCCATTCGTCATCGAAGTATTGTATATCTTTGGGAATGAAACGAGTAAACTCTTTTGTATGAGCCTTGTCGATGACGTCCTTTAGCAAAGCCGGGCCTTCTGTTTCAAGGTCTACGGAAACTTCGCCTTCCATATAGAAGTAGCCTTTACGACGAAAGCTCAAATTAAATCGTTCCACAAGTTGTCCTTTCAAACATTCTCACTTCGTTTGAAGAGAGGGTGTCGGCCTTTCACCGACTGGGGTCTTACTAGTATGGCCTCTTCGATACAACAGAACAGTCTTCCCTGTCTGTACAGATGTACCGCTATCTGCTAACCCTTGGGTTAGTATCTCTTACATCACGTCTTCAAGACTGTCGTCCAGTTCGTCAAGACCGAAGTCCTGTTCGAAGGCGGTCTTCTCGGGAGCCGCAGCCTTCAAGTCTTCCTGCGCCTTCAGGGCAGCCTGATAGTACGGATCGCTTTCATCGATGTCAGTAAAGGTCTGACGCTTGAACTCAACCAGTTCGAGGACACGGATGGCTCGGGGATAGATGCCCTTCTTCTTGCCGGGGCCGTTGTCTACGACGGCGAACTTAAGATCGACTACGCTGCCGTTGCCAATCTCTTTTGTATAATCCCAAGGCTTGCCGAGGATATCCTTGATCTCGATGGGATCGTTAGGTCTTCCGTCACGACGAAGTTCAGCTTGACGAAAAGTCAGATAAGGTCGGCCATCGAGGTAGGCAGGTTTTTCAACACCGTCCTTCTCGTACGGCTCGCCACGACGAATCTTGTCGGCGATCTTCAGCTTCTTGGCTTCCTTCACAGTAGCTTCATCGATCTCCAGATCAACCTTCCACTCCTTGCCATCCTTGCTGTAGTTCAGAGAGAGCTGGTCAGGGAGGACTTTAGCAAAGCTAGTCTTGCCACGGAAGGTGTGAATCGTAGTAGTTGGCATCAAAAAATATCCTTTCAAATAGAGTAAAACGTCTTACTCTCTACAATTATTATACCACAAAACGCGCACTTTGTCAAGTAAAATCGTACACGGAGAGAGATTTATTTATGCCCCGGTATAGAAAGTATCGTCGACTGCAGACAACCCTGCTTCGAAACCTTCTCTAAAAAGCCACCGGGCATAACTCATGTCATCTTCAGGTTCCCACTCCAACTCGTCTGAAAAGAAGCTCCAGCTTTGTTCGAATTTTTCTTTGTTAAGCCCGATTCCTCGGAGAATCTTGAAGAAGTTTTGATACCTTTCAAATGAGAGGTTATCTGAAATATCTTCTGCAAGACTAGGGTAAAGTTTTACAAACTCGTCGTGTTCTTTTTGAACTTTTTCGAAATACGTTTTGAACTTTTTCTCTTTTTCTTCTTCGGTCATTTCAAACTATACTCCTTTAGAATTACATCTAGCGCAAGAGGACGAAAGTTTTACTCATATTTTTGCCGTACCAGAATCGATAAGGTATTTCATCGCTGCCTCCATAGTATGAATAGATTCTTTGAAAAGACCTAGAGCTCTGTTACAGTTATGACAAAGAAGCCCTCTTATTTTACCGGTGTCGTGGTCATGATCTACTACGAGCTTCATTACGTGATGATCTGCCATAGTAAAACCTTCAGAACCACAAATTTTGCATTGATTATTTTGCTCTTCTTTCATTTGTTGGTGCATTTCAGGTGTAATTTTGTAGAGTCTTTTAAGATACCAAGACTGTCTTGCAATTTCTTGACACTCGTCTGAACAATACTTACTCCTAGTGCCGGTAGGTGTGTAAAGGTCTTCACACAACTCACATCGTCGAGGAGTATGTTTATAATGACTTCGACTAGTGAGTTTCGGCCCAGGTGAGGCCGATGTTGACTGAGCATTCAATAGGGATTCTGTATTCAAAGAACTCTCCTGCTTTCTTAAAACACTTATGAAATATTTCGATAAGAGGTTCGACATGTTCAGTTAATACATCCCATTGAAACTCGTCATGAATATTTCCTACAAGAAGGGCGTCAAGGTTTTGTCTACGAATCTCTTGATGGATAAGGATCATAGCTTTCTTCATGATACGGCTTTCGTCTCCTTGTAGGAGATAACCAAGTTTTGTATGAGGCCGATCAACTATTACAGGAGTTCCGTCACAAAGGACGATACGACCTGTTCTATCTATTTGTTTCTGTAACGAATTAAGAAGCTCGTTTAATCCCGGAAAGTTATTCTGGAATCTTGATTTAACTTCTTTACCTGTGCTTGTAGAACCTCCAATGATTTGTCCGACTTTTGCATCTCCTGCCCCTAATAGATATGCATACAAAAATGTCTTTGCAACAGCTCTTGTTGAAAAACCTCCAACCTCTTGGTTGTAACTGTGTGGATCACCTCCGAGGACTGCATCAGTGAACTCCTTGTTGTTTAGATAATTAGCGAGAACACGTAGTTGGATGCCTTTAGCATCAACACCCACAAGACGGCGACGTACAGGATCACGAGTGACCCATAGATCACGGGCTTCATAAGTGAATACGCCGTCCTCACCATACCGGACAACCTCTTCACCATCGACTTTCTTGATACGAACTGCAGGGATATTGGCAGTATTAGGAGCAGAATGTTTATAACGAAGAGTATTAGCAAGCCACAAAGACCCATGAATACATCCGGTGTCATGGTTGTACGCTTCCATCCAAGTGTTAATCATGTTGCCACGGGCGTTGTAATCCAACCATTCCGCGATAAGCTTTACTCCGGGGTTGTCAGTGCTGTTGACAAACCTTTCGAGTGAAGGTGCCAGCTTTCCCTTGACAACTGGTTGAGGTCTCCCAGTCTTAGTAACTTCGTCTTTTTCGTTGACCCAGCCGAGAGCAAGTAGTTTTTCCAATCTTTGATCTGGGCTTCCAATATTGAAAGAGACGTAATCAAAGACGTTGTATCCTCCGTCGTTGGAGATTGTGACTTGAGGATACTGCTCGATATGTCGGAGATAGTCCTTTGTATGGCTTCCATCCTTTTTATATGCCTTTGCATATTTTCGTATGAAAAGAAGTTTAGCGGGCCATATTGTGTGGACTCGTCCAGCGATGTCATTTTCTATTCCTCTAACTTTGGAGTACAACGCCATAGCCTCTGGGTAGTTAAAGGCAAAGCCATTCTTCTGTTGTTGTTGTATCAGTTGCCACGACCGATGTTCAATCTCAAGACCTGTGTCGGTCAGCCCTGCCTTGATACACCGATGCAGCAAAGCCATATAGACCTTCATACAGAGGATGGCGTCGTTCAGGCAATAGTCTTCCTGTTCTTGAGACCACTTCGAGAAGTCAGACCAATCTCCCTTCGGATGTTTGATACGAAGACCCCAAGCACCCAGACCATGGCCGTCAGGAATGGAAGGATTATACACCATCGACATGACAAGAGTGTCAACCAAGTCAGCAATAGTGAGAGAGGTGCCCAGAAGACGATTAAGAGTAGGGGCGTCATATCCAATAATGTTGTGGCCAACGAACCGACAACCTTCTTTCTTACGGGCATCGATCCACTCCCTTATATCCTTCGAAGTACGAAGACGTACCTCTTCCTTTGTATCAAGCTTGACTGCACAGAGGCACCAGATGACCGTGCTTGGTATGAGATCGCCTTCGATGTCGACACTCCAAAGCTTCGACAGGTCGGCTGTCAGATACTTAAGAGCCATCAAGATAATCCTCTTTAGGTTCTGTAGGACACTCTATTACAAGACGCGCCCCACAAGCCAAAATAGTACTATTAGGAGTATAGATGATCCGACTCCCGTCAGGAATCCAAACACCCATACAGGCCCTAGATTTTCCGTACTTGCCATGACGTATCGTGATAGGAGGTTCAGGATTTTCTGCAAGGATGTTACTCCGTATCAAATTCTTGTTGATATTGATATACCATTTACGCCCAGGGCTGGTCACTTTCATGGGCAGTTCCTCCTTCTTCGTAGATGTCGATCAGTTCCTGTGTCAGTTCTGTAAGGCGATTTGTCTCCGGGTTGTACTCAAGCCACAGGCATGGTCCCGTACGGCCACAAAACCTGTTCTTTTCAACAGTAACAACTGTAATGTTCCGTCGCCACGCCTCCTTGGCTTTCTTGTCCCGATACAAAGACATATGAATGTTTGCAACTTTCTCCGGGCCCGCCGAACCACGCGCCTGGCCAGTCCTGTTTGTATGAATGACGCAAAGTACAGCAATGTTCAACTCCATCGTCATAGTCTTCAGCTTCGTACTGATCTCGTCGAGCTGCTTCCTTTCATCTCCAGACTGATCTGACACGATTATGGACAAGTGATCGATGACGATGTACTTACACCCGAGGGCAACCATGTGACGAATCTTGTTTAGAATTTCGTCGATGTCGTTGCTGCCGAAGTGGTCGTAGAAGATAGCCCGATTATGGTCAAGAACCTCTCCATGGGCTTTGATGATATCTTCTGGAGTAAAAGGAGTATCAGGAAGGTGGTACGGCTTGCTGTCATGAATGCTAAGAAGGCCGAGAGCGGTGTCATGGTTAGGTTCCTCTAGGTGTAGGAAACCTACGCCGTATCCTTCCTTGATGATATCAGGGTTCATCAGCAGACAATACTCAATCTCTTTGAGTACGGACGTCTTACCAACACCGGTGTCAGCCATAAGAAGTACAGCCTCTGACAGCCGCATCCCGTACGTCATCTTGTTCAGACCTTGCCAGGGATATGGCACACAGAAATGGTTAGGACGATTGAGAATCTCATCGGCCATGTCACGACCCATCTTGAGACCATCCGGCTTAAAGGTAGGAGCCTGCCACCATTCTCGTACAAACCCCTCACCCTCTTTGTTCCGAAGGTAATCGTTGGGATCGTTGTACTTACGCAGTGAGAGAGTCTTGATCTTACCGATCTCGAAACCTACGTTACAGACATCCTTCATAGCCTTCTTACCGGCGTCGTCGTTGTCGAAACAGAAGACGATGTTGTCGAAGGAGTTGAGATATTCGAAGTCACGCTTGACGTCTTGTACAGCAGTAGAAGAGCTATGGACAGAGACTACTGGCCACTTGCTGCCCATCATCTGATAAGCCGCTGCTGCGTCGTCCTGACCCTCTACGACAGTGATATACTTACCTCCAGGAGGGAAGGCATGACGACCGAAGAGACCTGCTCCCTTGATCGAACCTTCGTACGCAAACTGTTTGTTGGGTCCACGGATTTTGTTACCGATGTGGTTGCCTTCAATGTCGAAGATGGGATACTTCGCAAGATACTTGGCTCCTTCGCTTCCTACGTCGATGCCATAACGCTTCACCGTCTCGGCTACAAAACCTCTTTCAGGAAAAGGACGGAAGACAGATGTCATAGGAGTAAAAGGTTTATCAGTTGCTACTTCTGGGGCTGCCAGACTCATATCGTCAGCCTTATCTGGTGGGATATTACATTTACACGAGAAGCATTTGCCCCAGCCGTTGCTCTGAATACTGTAGGCATCACGAGAGGGACAACGGGGGCAAGGTAGATGAGTAGTCTTAGTCATTCAATCAAGTCCTCCTCAACCTGTACGAGTATTGTACCATATTTAGTCCGATTTGTCAAGCAAAATCGTATCAGGCTGCTCATCTTTTTCTAGGATGCCTTCCTTTTCAAGGACATAAGTGACTTCATCTTCGTCGAGAGGGTCGGAGAAAACCTCCGCGATTGCGATCAGACAGGTCGGACAAGGGTCCCAGTCTTTGTGTTCGTTGTTGTAAGAGACTTGTTCTCCTGTGAGAACATGAGAGCAAATGTAACACTGCAACTTAAATTCCTTTCAGCAACTGAGATCGCAAGGGCGATCCCCGCATTTGACACAAACAAGAAGAGAATAATGACACATCTCTTCAGTTGAGTGACCGTCTTTATCGACGTCACAACCACAAAGAGGACATTTTCCTACGGTATCTTCTGGGTAGGGTCCAGTCGGATCACAACACATATCACTCTCCTTACCACCACCAATGAATAATAACTTCTTCATCAGCAGGGACACCTTTTTCACGAAGGTAATCTATAAGAGGTACAAGACTAGTCGGCCTCTTTACCCAACCTTTTTGTTCTTCAGGAGTTTTACCCCAAACCCACTGCTCACACTCGAAACCTTCGCCTAACTCTTGAAGGTCTTCTCTTGATTTACGAAGAACGTAGTTATCATTACCGAGCTCATAAAACCTCCAAAGGTTTTTTACCACTTCCTCGACTTCGAGAGGAATGTCTGTCCATTGGGCATCAAGAACCCACATTTTGTGTAAGGCAGGGTTATTCATATAAACCATATCACTCTCCTGTATATGTGGTGAGTTCGACATCGACGACGTCGTCTTCAAGGGCAAGAAAAGATTCGAGACCTTCCTGTATGATGAATGGTACTTTCAAGACACTGCCGTCTCTGTATGTGATAACTGCAATACGAGGAGGAAAATGGTTCACGGCATAAACTCCTTGAAGAAGTCGGCGTAGTCTTGGACGGTCTGACCTTCTAGTCCGGGAGCGGTATTGACTTCCAACACAGAGGCTTTCCCTCCTGTTGTAAGGATAACATCGACTGCACCAAAGTCGAGGCCCGTCGCTTCCAAAGCTCGCATAGCGGCAGACCGTACATGTAGCGGAACGTTAATTCCTTGGCGCTGGAAAACGAAACCGTTGGAGTGGGATCGGATGCGCCAGTCTGTTGGTTCTGTTCCATGCTTTGCTACTTTCTGTTGTTCTGCGATGACTACGAATGTGCCGTCAGAAGTCTTGCCGACGTGGATACGAAATTCTTTCTTCTTCTTCATGTACCGTACATAGAGGGGAGCATCGACGAGATCGTCAGGAGTGTCAGCGATGACGATACCAACCCCTGAGTGGCCGTTGAGGACTGTCCGGCAGACGATCGGATAAGCTCCTGCCGGAATGTATTCCTTGTCTGTCCAGAACTCAGGGACGATGTCGTCTTCGATTTCAGGGCTGACTGTGAAATCTTTCAGGAGTTGAAAGAACTTCAGTTTGTCAACAGCTTCTCTCACTTTTAGAGGACTATTCAAAATGGTGACTGTGGTATCCTCAGGGCAAGGGATGTGATGAAGGGAATGAAATTCAGAGGAACCCCAGTTAATAACGAGGGAATCATTCTTAACTTTCCACTTCGAGTTTGTGAGACGAAGAGCTTTGACGTCCAGGGCTTCGCAGAGAGTTTTGACACTCTTGCTTCCGGTTTTGTAAGGGAGAATTTTAACGGACATGATTAATCCTCATCTGGGTCATAGTTCGACGTAGTTGGGTATTCTTCTGAAATGTCTGGAATAGAAAACCACTCATTGGCTTGAACAGTTGTAGGAGGTTGAGAAGTCACCGTCTGGTAAGAATGAGGAGCTGGTGCAGGTCCCAGAAGAGGCTTGTAGACAGGTCCATTAGCCAGAAGAGACTGCAACTCTACCTCTGACATTCCATAAGCCAAAGCTACATTTCCCGATTTCTTCTTAGGACGACCAAAAGGATCGTCTTTAGATACTACAGGAACGAAAACAGACCAGTCACGACAGAAACAAATGTCCTGTGCCATTCTGATGCCTTCGTACAGGGAGTCAGAGATTTGGTCGTCGTTCCAGTCTATACCCTCACGGACGATATCATAGGTATCCCCGAGAATATTCCGCATGAAGAAGAGAGGGCCGCCGTACGAGAACGAGTTGCAAACTTCCCGAGGATCAGGGAACTGCTCGGAGAACTCATAGAGACGACGATTGATAGCCACCCAATCAAGGATAAGTTGAGGATCGGTGGCACCACGAAGGTAACGATTCTCCAAAGAACCAAACTTTGCCAGAGCCTGAATGTTCAGCCCGGCGTAATGAAGACCGTCATGGAGAGAGACATCGCCGTCACGCTGGATGAACTTCTTCAAGGTTTGTACGATGTTCGGAGCATCCTTGGCGCGAAGACAGAAGAGATTGCCGACACGATGATCGCCAGACCATTCTGCGAGGATTTCTTCGAGAGCAAACCACATCGCCGTAAATGAGGCAAGACGGTTGACATTCCAGAGACCGACGTTGAGATGGACGTGGACAGAAGTCCTGTTCGATTCATCCAATTCAGTTCCGTAATCCTTGAACAGAGTCCAGAGATGCTTGAGAGCATCCGGCACTTCGTCGAAAGTGATAGGAGCAGAAAGGACGTACTCGGCGTTATCTTCGCCACGGAGAGAATGATCTTCGTGGTAAGACCAGTACGGTTCGAGCTTGGCGCCTGACTTGTAGAACTTGTTGCCTTCGCATTCGATCTCCAGACCGATGTCACCGAAGACCTTCCCTTTACTCATCAGGTTTCTGATTTCCTCACCGTACACTTTGTCTTTCAGTGCCGGTATAAAAACTGGATGAGCCATCACACAATCCTTCCAAAGTATTCAGTTGCTGCGATAACTTCAGTGAGATACTTGAAGTCGTCGCCAAGTTTCAACATCGTCTTGTCACAATGAGGACAGACACCGACGATCTCGCTCTTGTATGCAACGAAAAGCATTCCGATAGGTCCTCGGATAAGGGCCAGTTTCCTGTCGAAAGCCACGCCACGATTGGCAATATCGGGATTATTCAAGGCTTCGAACGTCTCGTCGAGGCCAGGATAGTTACCCAATATAGTGTCTGCCAACTCATTTGACAAGAGGTTGATCTGACGATCTCGATAGGCATTCCCCCCGAAACAGACAGGAATCTGTGAGAGACTCTGGTTGTTAAGACCTTGTTCCGTACGGCGAGTAGGAGCCCTTTCGACATAGACACAACGGTCATCGATGTTCACAAAACCGAGAGGAAATGGCCGGAACTTGTTGAAATGAGGAGAATTCATCTGTTTCCTGATTACCTTCGAATGAGGTTTCATCTGAAGGTACTGGTCACAGAGAGGTCCAACGGAAGGATTGTCTCCGCTGTTTTTCGAGATGCCATCGAAAGGGGAGAAACGCATCTCGGTTTCTTTGCCGTCACAGAGAGGTTCCATGTACACCCTGAAGATGTCGTCACCCATGTGGTTGGCAACAGCGAGGACGTGGTAAGGATGGCCGTCGTAGAGAATGACGGTACCCTTGATCCTCTTATTAGCCTCAGGAAGAGACTCGTAGAAATTGGGATACTTCGCCATCTTAACCTTCCTTCACGATAGTTTTCAAAGGATAATTCCAACAGTACTCAAAATCCTGGTTACGGCGAGAAGAGTTGATAGCCTTGCAGAGGAGTTTGTTGGCATCACTACCACATTTCTCTGGCAAGTAGAGAACCGACATATCCCAGATGGCTTGGTTCATCCGATCCCAGACAGCTCTACGAAGAGATTTGCTCGTCAACCAGAAGTTGGACAGAACACGGTATTCGACGCCGTAATTCTTGTAGCGACATGCCCCTGCCTGTCCGTACAGGGAACGACGGATGTTGTCTTTGTCGGACAAGAGAGACCAATATCCGAGATACCAGTCGAGTTGCTTCACAAGGTCGGAGCAGTGATTGAGATGATCGATATCCTTCGAAAGATCGATATCCTGTGTCCAGCCGATATGGAGATGGCCGCTTGCCGTACGGACACGTTCGAGATCACCAACAGGTTTCGGGGAAGGATTCTGCATATTCGTCCAGCCGTTGAAGTCTGGGGTGCAGCCGAGAACCTTGGCAGAAGGAGGGATACGTTCCCATTCCTCGATGTCATACTTGACAGAAGGAACAATAGAGAGCTTGTACCCTTTCGGGAGGAAGGAGAGCAGACTTTTCATCACCTCGACGATGTTACGGTCGAAGTCTTCGAAGGTCTCGACTGGATCGATGTTGAACTCGGCGGCAGTGCCGTCGACTTGGATAGCTCCGTAAGGAACCTTGAAGGGCTCATCCTTCGTTCCAGGCAACAGATCGTGTGCAGAGACGACACGACCTTCTGTGTTGAGAACAAACAATTCTGGGTCACACCCAAACTTGAATCCCGGCAGTGGTTTGATTGGAGCTTTCACGACTTAGACCTTTCTTGCTGAGTTAGAGATGGTTAAGGAGGGACTGGATACCTTCAGGAAGTGTAGGCAGTTCAGGCATGATGAGACGATTTTGTGACGAATCGACTGAACATTTCGAACAGAGGATGATGTCGTCGTAGTTTACGACAGTGACGCCAACTGTATCAACATCGATGTCACTATTGCACCAAGAACAACCAAAGCTAGCCAGCTCATAAAATCGATCAATCGGGAGGTGTCCCGCGAAGGGATCGCTCTTGTCGGCGACGAGATTGATGAACTGGACGCCGTTTCGTCCGGTGCCGTTACCAGTCGAGCCAGGGGTTGTCGATGAGTTCTTGTTCGGTGTACTCGCCAAGTGTACGTTCGTGGTGCCATGGTGGTGAAAAGGGGTAGTCCCGGTGCTGTAGTGAGTTACAACCGGGGCAGGCTCCTTTCCCTTGAGTTGACCTTTCTTGGCGTATTCGAGAGGATAGTCCATGTCCGCCTTGTCGCGAAGCTTGTCGAGATCGAAGGTGTACAACTCGTCGATATCGGTGGCGAAGTAGGTATAACCCTCCGTCGACTGGGCCATGTCATACTTCGACGGCGACAAACCGATTGCAGCCTGTATCATAGGCCACTCCGACGCCCACATCACCTGCTGGTGGTTTTTCGAGACCGCCGTCCAAAAAGACCGCTCCTTGTTGCGGAGGAAGTTGACAGTGTTTTCGTTCTTGTCGTACCAGACGAGTGCCCAGGCTCCTTGGAGGAGAGGGATTGTCTTGTGTACGCCAAACCGAGCGATATGGGTGAAGATAGCAAGGGAATCGACATCAAATTTTTCTCCGAGTTCGTCTTCCAACTCCATATGAGAGAGGATCGAGAGAGTTCCGTTGTGGGCACCGATGATGTGATCCACTACGAAAGGATGGGCGTTATTGGCGTTGACCTTACCCTTCGTCGCTGCCCGGTTGTGGCCGATGAAGACAGAGCTTGCCGTACCCGAGAGGGCGGTGTCAAACTTCTTGCTGTCGAACAGGTCGAGAGGATGACTGGCAATCTTGACGACATGGGTATCTTTTGTGGCATGTCGAACTGCTGCAAAACCAGTTGAGTCCATGCCTCGGAAGTAGTCGTAGAGCATCAGGCGCTTCATTGTCGCCTCGTCGCGGTGTTCTAACACACCCATAAGTCCCACAAGCCCACACATTGTATATCTCCACACAAATAATACTTGACAAAACTGTCAAAGTATGGTATAATGTAGTATAACCCAAAGGAGTTTCTATGGATAATACTGGCGAAAAGAAAGTCTATTTTAGATTTCCTTATTCTCAACTTTCCGAAGAGAAAAAACAGAAGCACAGAGATGCCCACAAAAGATGGGCGGAAAAACATCCTCGTACAAAGTACTACAAAGAGTACGACGAGAAAAGATATGAAATAAGAACACCAGATCGTATGCTGGCTTCTGCGAGAATGCGGTCAAAACAAAGGAATCTTCCTTTTGATCTTGTTAAAGGTGATGTAGTAATTCCTGAAACTTGTCCTATTTGCGACACTGAACTTCGATCAGCTAAAGGTATCAAAGGAGGTTCTCGTCAGAGCCCAACTCTTGATCGAATCTGGTGTGACAAAGGTTACGTCAAAGGAAATATTGCCGTCATTTGTAAAGACTGCAACTCAAAGAAAGGTAATGCGACACCTGACGAATTACGTCGTATTGCTGATTGGATCGAACAAAAATAATTCCTTTCAAATTCAAAAGGTTGTGAAATAGTTAAAAATAAAGCTTGACAAAAAGCCAAAAGTGTGGTATAATATCCGTACAGGATGAGGAGAGGTAATGGTAAGTTTATTGTTTATAGTATATTGTTTATTATATACTATCTAACAATAGGGCCTGTCAAGATTATCTAACAATAGGGCGATCTGCCCACCTTACCATCTCTTGTACGAATCATACTTCCTGTGTAGGGACCTTCTCGGCTTGTTCCTTCATGAAACGCTCCATGATGTACTCGGCTTTGAGACGTCGATGCTTCCCGCTAATTGCAAGATCGGTATTCAACTCGACGTAGTCATAGATCAGGTCGAGACACCACTTCGTGTATTCTGCGTAGCCACGGTATTCAGGATGTCCCTGTACGCCGATGCAGCATGTGTCACGAATGAAGAAAGCTTCGACGTCCTGATGGTTGCCGACTGCCTTCGTCGTGTCGTTGAACCAACGAGTCTTGCTGTTGTGGCCATGGGCGATGACTTCCATCCCAGGTCCCGAGATGACCATCTGATGATGGACAGACGAGACAGGCTGTAGATACTTCTTGTTCTTCCTGTCGAAGATGCCGTGGTTCTGGTTGTGGCCGTCGACGTCCTGATAGAGCTTGAAGCCGTTCATCACTGCAAGGAACTGGGCACCACGGCAGATACCGAACATAGGGATGCCGAGGGAGTGACAGAGGTTGTACAGATTGATGTCTTCCTTGTCACGCTCTTCGTCGTGTACGGTCGTCTCATGTGGAAGCTCGCCGTACAGAGCAGGGTTGACGTCTGCACCGCCTGCGAAGACGACCAGATCAGCTTCTTCAGGAGTCTTGGCGTTGTAACACCGAGCCCGAGAGAACATCTCTGCGAACTGCCTCTTCTCAAAAAGGGAGCCCGTCAGATAAACCGACAACCACAGCTCCGGCATTTCCAGAGCTGAGTCCTTTTGCAGGATGACTTTGTGTTGGCCTAGGAGCAGGCCGGGCGGACCATTGCTTGTAATGGTAGTCGTCCCAGTATCTTTCTGCATCGACATATTCCTTATCCTTTTTTGTCGCTTGGATAGTTTTGACATCCATGTGATCCACTTCTTCTAACACAACCTCCGTCATAAGGGCGAAGGCCTCGTCGTGATAACCCCACTCCTTTAGCCCGATGGCACGATAAAGTTTGAACTGATTGAGGGCATTTCTCATATCCTTCTTTCCCTTCAAGGGACTTCAGTCCCGAACTCTTTCCTTATGCCGGTTCGGTTACGACCTTGGCTGCGAAGGGGTTGGAGACTGCCTTGGTCTCGGCAGGGTTGTGACCTTTGATCTCCGACTCTCCGTAAATCTTCGTCTTGCGAGAATGCCAGATTTCGTGAGGAGTCATCGTCGGCTCAGGAATCTTCAGCCATGCCGCAGGAGGTGTGAAAGGATCAGTGACGGCTGAATTCGAGATATTCCGAAAAAGGGCAAAGATATGGTTCTTGTGAGGGTAATTCCCTTCGACAGGTTCGAGAGGGACTTCCTTCGAGGTGTAGACGGAATTACCTACCGTACGGAGGAATTCGAAGCCTTCAGCCTTGAGAATCTTCAGCCACTCCTGTCCATTCCGATCCCGCATCTGACTATCAGAAAAGATGGCAAAGAAGGTGTGATCGGGTAAATTGTCCGTACCGAAAGTACCTATACGGATGAAATTCTCGAAGATTTCTCTGTTGGTCTTACCGAGATAGGCAAACTCGGTCTTGCCGTTGACAGTCACAGTCAGGGCGCTGTCGTTCTTACCTTCACGGTCGCCGCAGTAGAGTTGGACGGAGGCAGGTGCGTCAGGATCGTTCACAAAACCCTGAATGATATCGACGGCACAACAGCCGATACCTTCACCGCCATGCTGTGAGCCGAAACGAAGAAACTCGATCTTGCTTGCAGAATATGCCATCACTCTTTCTCCTTGTTTGTTGTTAGTCGTCGTCAGGGTCGTAGTCGTATTCCATGTTGAGGTGGTAGACCCGACAGATGTTGTCGGAGTTGCTATTCCGAACCTCGTTGACGACACGAAAACCTCTCTCCAGAAGCCTCTTCTCGTTGACGACGATCTGGTCCCCGTCTCCGTCATACCCACGAGCCAGGACAGCCTCTACGATGCCTCCAGGACGCTCTGCCTTGATGTAGGCAAGGAACCTGTCCAGACGAGCCTCCACGGTCTCCTTAGGGGCTGAGGGAGTGAAGAAAGAGAGATAGGATCGAACCTCTGACCCAGAAGAGTCTTCGTCGTCGAATTCAGGCTGCTCTTCCAACTCCGGTTCCATCACCTGATTAGGATAGGACGGAAAGCCAAAGATGTGTTTGATGCCGCAGCACATGCCGTTATGACAGGAAATTCTAAGCATAGCTCTTTTCCTCCTTCTTGGCCCGATTTTGCTCCGAGCGGTGCAAAGCACCTAAGGTGCGGAGCGAGGTATAATCCAGCCAGTCCGAGCCGTGGATGAGTTGATCGAGAGGAGGTGTCGTGTGGAACTCATAGATGAAGCCGTCGAGTCCGTCGATGTTGACGAGATGCCGTACATAGAAGGAATGATCTGGGGCGTCAGGAATGAAGCCTTCGTAGTCATCCAGACGAGCAAGGCCGTCGTCATCGACCTGTATGACGTCACAGAGGACGGAATAGCCGTCATCCGAGAGACGTAGGGCCGGGAACCATCCCATGTCGAATAAAAATCCCTGGACTTGGACTTGACGACCAGTGTCATGGATGAAATTCATCCAATGCTGGCGCTCTTCTCGTTTTCGGAGAGTGCCGTAGGCGAAGACGTTGTGAGCTGCCATCACAATCTCTCCTCTTTGAATGCCACTTTCGTTGGAAGGTATTTCTTTGTCACTTCATATATAGCAACGTCTTCGCCTTCTTGGAGACGGACGTCAGCTATCGAGAAAGCCTCTTCATACGAAGGAAACTCCTCAGAAGAGAAGACTTCGACCACGACAAATTTCGCCATATCTTGATCCTTTCAAGTTTGTTATCAAACGTAGGGAAAAACCCATTCCTGCGAGAGAGCAAACTGCTCCAACTCGTAGCGAGAAATGCTCTGACAGCCGATGTTGACGCTGTTCGCATAGTACTTGATATACCGGCCCTCTTGTCCAAAAGCGATATCTTCACCGTTTATGTAGGGTTTTTTGGTAGTCACCCAACTCTTCCGTTTGCCTTTGGTGTTGACTGCGCTGTCCGACCAATGTTTGGTCCAACGACGAGACGCCCTTGTCCAAATCTTTTTGAGAGTAGACAGCTTGATCTTGTATGATCCTCTGACGGCGTAGCTGTTTTCGACTCTGGTCTCGCTGCAGACACAAGGTTCTGCAAAAGGATAGGTGGGCGTGAGGGCGTCGATGGCGGCTTTGTTGACGGTGATCTTCTTCATAACAATCTCCTATGAGAAAGAAAGTAAGAGGAGGCGGCACAGCCACTGTCTAATAGAGAAGACAAAAGAAAGGGCGAGAAAGGAACCCCCTTCTCACCCTGTACGGATATTATACCATACTTTTGCTCTTTTGTCAAGCCTTATTTTGTCTGTAAGGGGTTTCAGTTGTCTTCCAACTCCACTACGTAGTCGATGTACCTGAAAAGGCCATCGATGGCGACGTACAAGATGAAGGTGACGATGATGGCGATGCCGAACCAATAGATGTAGTTCATCGCAGTCTCCTACTTTGACCCTAGCCGTGACCCTAGCCCTGACAGTGACCGTGATCGTGACCCTGACCGTGATCGTGACCATGGCCCTGACAGTGACCGTGACCGTGACCGTGACAGTGACCGTGACAGTGACCATGACCCTGACAGTGACCGGTATCTTTGTTTAACTAATCTCATATCAGTCTCCTTGATATGACCATGACCATGGCCATGACCATGGCCCTGACCCTGATCCTGGCCGCGACCCTGACCCTGACCATGACCGTGACCATGACAATGACCATGACCATGACCATGACCGGGACCCTGACCATGACCGTGACCCTGACCCTGACCCTGCCCGTGACCGTGACCGGTATTTTTGTTTAGCCGATCTCATATCAGCCTCACTTGATAAGCCCTGACCATGACCATGGCCGTGGCCATGACCCTGACCGTGACCATGACCATGACAGTGACCGTGATAGTGACCGTGACCCTGACCGTGACCATGACCATGACCGTGACCGTGACACTGACCCTGACAGTAACCATGACCCTGACAGTGACCGTGACCGTGACAGTGACGGTGACCCTGACAGTGACCGGTACCTTTGTTTAACTGATCTCATATCAGCCTCACTTGATAATACCAAAGCTCTCGATAGCAGACGTCTGGATATAAAGGGAGTTGGGCAGCTTTTGGGCATCTTTCCAAGTCTTGGTGTCAAATGCACCTGTTTCGTACACGATGAAGGGATTTTTGATGAGAATGCAGGTGTCGTTGACGCATACCAGTTCTCCTGTATAGATGTAGTTCATACAAAAGAAGGTGACAATCTGTCCCAACAGAGAAACGAGACCTTCGTTGGCGACTTCGACGACTTCGACAGTGACAGCTTTCTTCATGATATAATTCCTTTATTGAGAAGAAGAGAAGAGAAGAAGAGAAAATAAATAACTTGACTTTTGTAAAAGTCATAATCTTCGCTCCGCACCTTAGGTGCTTTGCACCGCTCAGGAGCATTCTGATTCACATTTGAATGTGATCCTCTTTGATTTATAAGGATAATCTTTATCTTCGCTCTTAAGGAGCTTGTCTCCGCTCCGCACCTAAGGTGCTTTGCCACGCGAAGGAGCATTAGTCCCCGGACTTGGGAACAGGGATCGAGAAGAGTTCGCAGAAGGCGCGATGCAGTTTCAGATACTCCTGACGAGACCAGTTCTTGAGTTCAGCCGGAGTCGGCAGTTCATAGACTTGGGGCGTACCAGAGCGGGTGTCAATGATTTGCATTGATAATCCTTTCTTAACGGAGCAAGCTCCTTGCGTAGCGTACAGAGAAGTTGTTCAGCTTATCGATAGGCAGAGCGAAGTTGTTCAGCTTATCGAAAAGTTGGCGAAGTCGGTCAATATCACTGGCTAGACCAGGGACGACCAGACACGACAAAAACCCCGGCGGTTTCCCGCCAGGGCATGTAATGTCATATCGTAACAGGACCCTTTAGGTCATTCTATATTTAAACTTGTATTGTCCGGCGATGATTTGGACAGTCCCTTTATAGTTTTTACCTTCAAGGATGGACATGCAATGCGTGATGTTGTCAAAACCGATACCGATAAAATCGCCTTTGTCGGTGACAATATCAAAGTCATTGTCTTTTGTTTGAACGATTTGCATTTGCATAACTAACCTTTCTTTAGTTGGTCTTGGCCAATTCCCGAAGCATTTTGTTAAGGGCCTTAGTGGCCTTTTTCTTTGCCTCGGTGTTGGCGAAGACTGGTGCCCTTGCCATGACAGAACGGCCCTTGTCGTTATAAGCGGGTGTTAGCATGCGACGGCCAGAATTGGCAAACCTAATCGCTACCATTGTCCTTTTCCTTTCTCTTTTGCTCAGAATTGATAAGGCCCCTGCAAGTGAGGGTATTAGGTGTGGAGCAAAACTCCTTAAGCAGCAGCCTGTTCAGGCGTGGCAGAGACACTTTCGGGTTGGGCCAAGTCTTCACTCTTGGCAACCGGGTCGATCATTTCATCGGTTTCAGTCTGTTTCATGTTGGCTTCATCCTCGCTCCGCTCAGGAGCATTACGAGTGAGGCGTTCATTCTCCAAGTATGCCTCGATCTTGAAGTCTGGCAAGTCGACGCCACGGATATGGGTGGCAAACATGCGAGCAGCCAAGACGTCCGATTGGGCGACTTCCTTTTTCTCGATGGCGGTATCGATACGCTTCGCGAACGAGCGATACATCTCGATAAGTTTCGAAAGATCGAGGGGTTGCTTGTCTTCAGTCTTCTTGTCGCCATGGAGGTGCCAAGGATTCTTGGATGCCTCGTCAATACGAAAGCCTCGTTCCGCCACCTTGCCGGACTTGTTGAGTTTGCCGGGCCAATCTGTCTCGTTTTTGACGACGATGGGAGAGTAGGTGCCGAACCAGGAAACAAGTTGAGCCCTCTGCTGAGTCCGCTTTTCAGTGGCCGGGATGGCGAAGACAAGAGTTTGGGCGAGGGTGACGTCACCATGCTCACGGGCATGATACATACAAGCAATTGCAGTATCCTGGACGAGATTGAGCCAAGCCGCTGCATTGGTTGCAATGGTCTTGATATTGGTTTTTACTTCTTCTTTTGAAAGAAATGCAGTCGATTTTGTCATGGTAATAGTCCTTTACATACAAGACACTAAGGCTTGCGCCAAAGGTGGAGAATGCAGGGACCATATCAATTCTGACCTAACGATAATCCGCTAGGATTGAGAT